ACCCCCGATCACGGGACGGGTACATGACGTGTATGCTCAGGATCTGTGATTCGTAAAACGAATCTGACGGAAGAGCATACACCTGGTAGGACCCAAGGACTTTAACTTTATAAAAGAAGAATATAATTCAAAATGTTATCCCGCGTTTTTTAAGAAACGCGTATTGCTTTACAGCTGTAAAGAAATGTTCTTTGCTTAACTGGTAAGCAAAGTATACTTTAATAATCTTCTTCTGCAAGCCTCTCTGGTCTATAAATAGAAGACAATTCTTCGTTGTAATCACAACGAAGAAGATGGCTATGGCTAACTGGGGAATTAGAAGAAGAAGATCCTACCGTCGTCCGGTAAGAACCTTAATCTCAAAGGTTCCTTCTACAAAGGTCTTATGGTCTACCTCAGCTGTTCTTACCAAAGGCACCATAGCTGGAGTCGAGATACGTCCAGCTGGTGAAGGAGTTCGTTACAAGATGAACAAGGTTATGTTATGTGGTACATTAACAATTAATCCAGGTCAATTATTGAATTATATCATTGTGAAGAGTAATGCAAAGATTACAGACTGGCAGTCTAGTTTTAGTGCTCCTTCTTTGTTTATCAAAGAAGCTATGCAAGATGTTGTAACCATTGTTGGTCAAGGCAAGGTAGAACCTTCTGGGTATTCTGGTTCTGAGATTACCAGAAGCTTTAGGAGATCTGTTAGACTATCTGCAGGTATTAGTCAGACTCAACACTTGTATGGTATTTTTTATCCATCATCTGATATGAAGATGATATTAGAAGCAAGGGATGTACATACAAGTGTAATTGTAACAATAATTGTTAATGAATAATATATACCCATGGGGGATTGTTATTGTTTTCATCTACTCTGCGAAGCTATATGAAGAAGAAATATGTTGGGCTTGGCCCAATAAGAAGCAAAGCCCATAGATACATCACGTGAGTGACGCGTGATGTATCCGGGATGACGTGATCGGGGTCTAGTATT